GCGATCTGGGGCGGATGTCGATTATCCAGGCGCTCGAGCGGCGCTATCAGCTTGTGGGAGTAGAGTTCGATCCGAGCCTGTTCGATCTGCCGGAGACCGGCAGTTGCGACATCGCCAGCGGCCCGATTGCCGTCATTCGGCCGGTGACGGTGCGCTCGGAGTGGCGCAACGAGGCGCGCAATCCGCGGCCGGAATACGTGGCAGCGATCGCGGCGGCGCTGATGGCGACGCACACCGTGATCTGCATTGCGGACCTCGCCCCGGAGCAGGAATGGCTCGTCGGGGATCTGCCGCCGGCGCACTTCCATCTCATCCGCGGCGAACTTTCCATCCGCGAGCTCGTCGCGCTCCTGCGCGCGGCCGATGTGATCGTCGGCGGGGTCGGCTGGATCGTGCCGGCAGGGCTGGCGCTCCGAACTAAAACATTCGTCGTGCTGGGCGGGCACGGCGGCCACAACGCGCCGGAAAAAATCACCGATCCGCGGCTTGATCTGAGCCGGATCAGTTTCGCGATGCCTGAGAAGTTCTGTCGATGCACGAATATGATGCACAACTGCGACAAGGCCATTGCGGACGTCGTGGGCCAGTTCGAACGCTGGTCGACGAGCTTGCAGCAGGCCGCCTGACCTGGTGGCCGCAGCTCGGCATCGGCTACTACCCGGTCGAGGATGCGCTTGCGCCCTACGGCCAAGCTTACTTCGACAAATATGCGGGGTATGCCTTGACGCCGCTTGGCCAGGCGCTCACGCGGGCGCGGTGCGACTTCGTCGAGCGTCACTTCCGCGGCACGCTGATCGATATCGGCGTCGGCTGCGGCGCGTTCATCGAGCTGCGCAAGCGGTTGCAGCGCACGACTTACGGCTATGACGTCAACCCAGTGGCGGTCAAATCGCTCAAGGATGCGATGCTCTGGGTCGATCCCTTTGCCGTGCCGTTCCAGGCCATGACGATGTGGGACGTGCTCGAGCACATCGCCGACTTCCGGTCGCTGCTCGCCAATTGCCGCGAGTGGCTGTTCCTGTCGCTGCCGATCTTTCGCGATGCCGAGCATGTGCTCGAATCGAAGCACTACAGGCCGACAGAACATTGTTGGTATTTTTCACGTGAGGGGCTCGTGTTCGCGCTCTCGGCTTGCGGCTTTTCGCTGATCTCTGAAAGCAACATCGAGACCGAACTCGGCCGCGAAGATATCGGGACGTTCGCCTTCAGAAGGGACGGCGAATGACCGACTACGGCGCCGTGCTGTTCGATCCGGTTTATGCGGAGCTCGGCGTGCCGGCGGTTATGGGCACCACCGAGATCACGGTGATCGACAACATCCGCGCCAAGCCGCTGGCGATCGTCACCTCCACCGGTGCCGCCGAGGTGCGCAGCATGGGGCCGAGCGCGTTCGCGCGGGTCTATGAGCTCGTTGCCAAGGGCATTGCACGCAGCACCTGGCTCGGCGCGACGCTCGCCTTCAACGGCAAGACCTGGGCGGTGCGATCGTATGAACTGCGCGGCAGTCCAAACGGCGAGGATGCGGGCGAGGTGCTGTTCCTGCTGAAGGAAGCCGCGGCGTCGTGACCGATCGGCGCGAAGAGATCCTTGAGCGGCTGGTCGCGCTCGTCGCGGCGATCCCGAACATTCGCTGGGCGCAGCGCAACAACCCGGATATCCCGGATGATCAGTTGCCGGCGGCCAGCGTCTTTGATGGCGACGAGGAGAGCAACGGCGATATCGACATCGGCTCGTCGCGGCCACCTAACCGGCCCTACGTCGTGCGGATGACGCCGGAGATCATCATCGTCGAGCAGTCCGACGAGGTCGGTTCGGACCTGGCCACGCTGCGGGTCGAACTGATCAAGCGAGTTCTCAACGATGCCGCGCTTCTGGCAACCGTCGGAACCAACGGCAACATCCGCTACCTCGGTTGCCAGACGGATCTTGGCTGGGGACGCTCGCTGCAAGGCGCGCTGCAGGCGCAATTCACCTTCAAGTACCCACTGAAAATAGAGGAGCTCTAAAAATGCCCACCTCTCCGAGCATCCAGAATTATCACATCGGCAAAGGTATCGTGTCGTTCAAGGAAGACGGCGCCGCCGACTTCGTCGATCTCGGCAACGCGCCGCAATTCGCGTGGTCGCCGACCGTCGAGAAAAAGGAACACTTCTCTTCGCGCGAAGGCGTCAAGGTCAAGGACTTCACCGCCATCACGCAAACGGGCGCCACCATCAAGCTGACGCTCGACGAGATCAATCCGACGAACCTGGCCATCTTCACGCTCGGTGAGGTCGGGACGGACACCGACGGCAACGTCACGGTGGCGGCGTTCAAGAAGACCGAGGTCGCCGGGGTCATCAAGGTCGAAGGCACCAACGACATCGGCCAGCACGTCGACTACACCGGCCGGATCTCGGTCATTCCGACCGGGGACTTCGGCTTCATCACCGACGCCGACTATTTTACGAAGCTTGAGATCGAAGCCGAGGTGCAGAAGGCCGACGACGGAACCTTCGGCATCTTCACCGTTCACGAAACCGCGACGGCATAGGTGGCCCCATGGCTGACTTGTTGGATATCGCGCCGGCTACATCGGTCGAACCGGTGTGGATCGACGGGAATAGGATTAGCGTGCGCGGCATCCAGTTTGGAAACATTGCCTCAATCGTTAAGCGGTTCCCGGATGTGGCCGCGCTGGCGCGTGGTGGCGGAGACGTCGTTGCGCGATTGTTTGTCGCATGCGGAACGGCCGTCGGGCCGATCATTGCTGCCGGCTGTGGGCACCCGGACGAGGAGGCCTATGAGCGGCGGGCCACAGAACTCCTGCCCGAACAGCAAATAGCATTGCTCGCGGTTATTTTCAGACTGACATTCCCAAACGGGATTGGCTCCTTCGTCGAGATGATGGCTCGCCTCATCGGCGGAAAGCACGAAGGAGCAAAGCCGATGAAATTCCGTTCTTCGACCTCGAAGAATTCGCGCTCATCATCGTTGCCCTCGGACGGCGCGCAGGTTTTCCACCCGACTATGCAATGACGCTCACGCCGCGGCAGGCCATCGCCTACTTGGAACTCGCCGAGCAACTGGCGCGCATCGATCGCGCCAACGACCTGACGATCGCCAACATCGGCGCGCAGGGCGACAAGGCAGCGGTCGAGAAGGCGCTGGCCTCAATCCTTGGTCGGGCGTGAGCGGGTATAGGCTGGCACCTCGATGGTCTTGCCATTCTCGACGCGGGTGTGTGCCCTGACGTGTATTTCCTTGGGCACTGATGCCGTGGGGCCCGCGGCGATGGATGGGGCCGGGCCTGGGGCCGCGACGAATGGGGCCGGGGCTGCTGCTTGTTGCGGAGGCGGGGGCACCCGCGGCGAAGATAGAACCGCAAGCAAACCAAGGACCAGGAAAGCAACCCAAGCGCCGCAGATGACTTTGAACATGTACGCAACCCTATTTTACCCGCTTATGCCGCGCCATCGACCGGCGACGCAAGCCGGTGAATTTGCTCATTTCGGCCACTCTTTTGAATTTTGGGGCCAATGAAGCTGGTTTTTTCAGCCGAAGAGGCCGTTTTTGCGCGCTGGCTCGAGGAGGTCGACCGGCAAATCGCGGCGGCCTCGGCGGGTGCTGTCAAGGATGCGGCAGCATTGGCGCTCGCAGAAGGCCAGGCGAACGTTGCCGGTGCCGGTTTTTCTGCGCGCTGGCTCAAGTCGAGGTTCTATCTCAACAAAGGCGGCGATCCGGCGGCCATCGTCTTCGATGCGATGCCGTTTGTCGGGGTGTTCGAAAAGGGGGCCGCCATTGGCGGGCGACCGCTCCTGTGGCTCCCGATCGGCGACAAGCCAGGTGTTCGCTCGCCGCGGCAATATCCTGGCCGGCTTGTTTCGGTCAACGTTCGCGGCAAGCCGCCGCTGTTGTTTGATGCCGCCCAACGGGAGCGCGGGCCGCTGTTCGTTGGCGTGAGAAGCGCCACCATTCGCAAGCGGCTTGATCTGCGCCGCATCTTCGAACTGGCTGCAGGAAAAGTGAAGGACTTCTACGAGGAGCGGATCA